AGCGAGACCTTGATGGGCTCGTCAGCACGCTGCTGGCCGACTACGACAACGATATTTCCAGCCGCAAGGATTGGGAGACGACCTACTCCGAGGGGCTCAAGCTGCTGGGCCTGAAGTACGAGGAGCGCACGGAGCCCTGGAGCGGTGCCTGCGGGGCGTTCAGTCCCATCCTGACCGAAGCCGTGGTGAGGTTCCAGTCGGAGGCCATCACCGAGTTGTTCCCGGCAGCCGGGCCTGTGAAGACCAGCATCATCGGCAGGCGCACGCGAGAGAAGGAAGACGCCGCACAGCGGGTGCAGGACGACATGAACTACCAACTCACGGAAGTGATGGTGGAGTATCGCCCCGAGCACGAGAAGATGCTGTGGAACCTGCCCATCAGCGGCAGTGCGTTCAAGAAGGTCTACTACGACCCGTCACTCCAGCGCCAGATTTCCATGTTCATCCCTGCGGAGGATGTGATCCTGCCGTACGGCGTCTCGGAAGTGTTCTCCGCGCCGCGCATCACCCACAGGATGCGTAAGACCAAGAACGAGATTGTGCGGCTCCAGTTGGCGGGCTTCTACCGCGACGTAGAGCTTGGCGAGCCGTCCAAGGAAATCGACGACATCCAGAAGAAAAAGGACGAAGAAACTGGGTTCTCGGCCAGCTACGACGACCGGTTCCACCTGCTTGAGATGCACGTGGAGCTTGACCTGAAGGGCTACGAGGACAAGGACAAGAAAGGCGAGCCCACGGGGCTGGCGCTGCCCTACGTGGTGACCATCCTCAAGGACACGAACAAGATTCTGGCGATCCGCCGTAACTGGCGCGAAGAGGACGAGACCCGCCAGAAGCGCCAGCATTTCGTTCACTACCAGTACATCCCCGGCTTCGGCTCGTATGGCTTCGGCCTGCTGCACCTCATCGGCAGCGCGGCCAAGTCCGCTACGTCACTCATCCGGCAACTCGTCGATGCGGGCACGCTGGCTAACCTGCCCGGGGGCCTCAAGGCCAGAGGACTGCGGATCAAGGGCGACGACACACCGATCAGCCCCGGGGAGTTCCGCGACGTAGACGTACCCAGCGGCTCGGTGCGCGACAACATCATGCCGCTGCCGTACAAGGAGCCCTCCCAGACGCTGCTGTCGCTGCTCAACCAGATCGTCGAGGAAGCACGACGGTTCGCGGCCACTGCGGACATGAAGGTCTCGGACATGAGCGCCCAAGCGCCCGTGGGTACCACGCTGGCGCTGCTGGAGAGGCAGCTTAAGGTCATGTCGGCGGTCCAGGCACGCATGCACTACAGCATGAAACAGGAGCTTAAGCTCCTGGGGGCCATCATCCGCGACTACACGGACGAGGCGTATAGCTACGACACCGACGCGCCGCAAGGGGCCAGCGCCAAATATAGCGACTACCAGTACACGGAAATCATCCCGGTCAGCGACCCGAACGCGGCCACGATGAGCCAGCGCGTGGTGCAGTATCAAGCGGTGTTGCAGATGTCGCAGCAAGCGCCGCAGATTTACAACATGCCCCGGCTGCACAGGCAGATGCTCGACGTTATCGGTATCAAGAACGCCGACAAGATCATCGAGTTGCCCGAGGACAAGAAGCCGCAAGACCCTGTGACCGAGAACATGGCGGTGCTACGTATGCAGCCGCTCAAAGCCTTCGCGTATCAGGACCACGAGGCGCATATTGCAGCGCACCAAATGTTTGTCCAAGACCCGAAAATCGCGGCCACTATCGGCCAGAATCCGGCAGGGCAGCAGATGATGGCGGCACTCATGGCCCACATCGCGGAACATACGGCTTATGCCTACCGTATTCAGGTAGAAATGGCTCTCGGAGTGCCGCTGCCTGCAATGGACGAGGAAGACAATACCCCGATTAGCGCCGAAGACGAGAAACAGCTAGCCCCGCTGATCGCCCAGGCTGCGCAGCGTGTGATGGTCCAAAACCAAGCGATGTTGGCACAACAACAGGCCCAGCAGGCTCAGCAGAATCCCGAACTCCAGATGCAGCAGATGGAACTCCAGCTTAAGGGCCAGGAGTTGCAGCGCAAGGAAGCCGATAGCCAGCGTGATTTCGCCATCGCGCAGGAAAAACTCAAGCTTGAGCGCGATAGACTTGCCGCCGAAATGCAAAAGGAAAGCATGCGGTCGAGTACGCAAGAGCGCCAAAACAATAAACGGATTCAGGCCGATCTGGTCAAACAGGTAATGGCCCGGAACCGCAACTCGAATTCTAACTCCCGGTAATCTGTATGAACGAAATCGTCATTCTCGAACAACTTCGCAAAAGATACCGGGAAGAAATGAACGCTGCCGCTGATAACCTTGCCAACGGTAGCGCAACAGACTATGCCGATTACAGGTATAGGTGCGGGGTTATTTACGGACTAGCCCTTGCCGAGCGTGAATTGCTCGATATTAAGTCCGCCTTGGAGCATGATGCCGATGACTGAACTTCTTATATCTACCGGGGAAGACCAAATCCCCACCACATTACCAGAAACCCCAGAGGAAAAGGCCAAGCAACTGCCCGAGCCCGCGACGTACCACTTGCTGTGTGCGCTGCCGGATATCGACGACAAGTATGACAGCGGCCTCGTGAAAGCGGGCCAGACGATGCACTTCGAGGAAGTGCTGTCCCCAGTGCTGTTCGTCGTCAAGATGGGCCCCGACGCCTTCAAGGACGCAACGCGCTTCCCTAGCGGCCCCTCGTGTAAGGTGGGTGATTTTGTCCTTGTGCGCCCAAATACTGGCACCCGCGTCAAGATTCATGGCCGGGAGTTCAGGATTATTAACGATGACAGCGTAGAAGCGGTTGTTGATGATCCTCGTGGTATTCAACGTGGTTAAGAGGTAGGTATGCAAGTACAAGGCGAAGAATTTAAATTCCCCGACGAAACCAAGGCTGATGCGGTCAAGGAAGAGCCGGTAGATTTCGAAGTCGAGGGTGACGAAACCCCCGATATTGAGGTCGTTGACGATACTCCAGAGCAAGATCGCGGGCGCAAGCCGCTTGATCGGGAGGTCGAAGACCCGACCGATGACGAACTCCAAGAGTACGGTGAGAAAGTCAAGAACCGTATTAAGGAGCTAACGCACGCCCGTCACGATGAGCGGCGTGCCCGTGAGGCCGCGCAGCGGGAAAAGGACGAGGCTTTCCGTCTGGCCCAAGCTGCTGTTGAAGAGAATAAGCGGCTGAAAAAGCAGCTTACTCAGGGGCAGAATACCTACGTTTCCCAGGCGCAAAAGCTTGCGGAGGTGGAGGTCGAGCGTGCCAAATCCGCGCTGAAAGCCGCCCACGAGGCTGGGGATACTGAAGCGTTTGTGGAAGCGCAGACGCTGCTGAATCAAGCCGTCTTCATGCTTGAACACGCCAAGAGTATGAAGGCTCCCCCCTTGCAGGAGGAATCAGATTCTGGTAACGTCCCTGCACAACAGGCAGTGCAGCCGCCAGTTCCCAAGGTTGACCACAAAGCGCAAGCGTGGAAACAGAGGAACTCGTGGTTTGGTGAAGACGATGAAATGACGAGTTTTGCGCTCGGCCTGCATAATAAACTCGTCAAACAAGGGTACGATACCTCGTCCGATGACTACTACAAAGCCATCGACAATCGTGTCCGACAGGTCTTCCCGGACAAGTTCGAGTCTGAAAAAACGGAACAAAAGTCGGCAAGTCCGGCCCGCAAACCCGCTACCGTAGTAGCGCCGTCAAGCAGAGCGACTTCAGCCAAGAAAATTGTGCTGACGCAAACGCAAGTGTCGCTTGCTAAACGTCTAGGACTTCCTCTGGAAGTCTACGCAAAACAAGTTGCGGAAGAAATGAGGAAACAAAATGGTTGATCCCCGAGCCCCGCGAGAGCTTAATACCCGCGCTACTGCCGAGCGTCCCAAGAAGTGGATGCCGCCCCAACTGCTGCCTGTTCCGAACCCGGAGCCTGGGTACAGTTTTAGGTGGGTTCGTCTTAGTGCCCTTGGTACCAGCGACCCCATGAATGTTTCTTCAAAACTCCGCGAAGGCTGGGAGCCTGTGAAGGCCAGCGAGCACCCGGAAATTCAGCTTATGGGGTCCGATTCCGGTCGATTCCCTGACAGTATTGAAATCGGTGGTTTGCTGCTTTGCAAAATCCCCGCCGAATTTGTCGAGCAGCACAATGCCTTTTATCAAGCGCAAGCTGATGGGCAAATGCAAGCTGTGGACAACAATTTTATGCGCGAAAGCGACCCCCGCATGCCGCTCTTCAGGGAGCGCTCCAGCAAGGTTGTTTTCGGGCGTGGTTCGTAACATTCTAGGAGACTTCAATGTCCTACCCGACTGTTGACGGCCCCTACGGCCTGATTCCTGTCAATCTAATCGGTGGTCAACCGTTCGCGGGCTCTACCCGCATGATCCCGATTGCTAGCGGCTATGCCGACAGCCTGTACTTTGGCGACCCTGTTAAGTTCACCAGCACTGGTACGCTTATCACCTCGGGTCTGGCCTACAACTCGGCTGCTGCCGAAACCGGCGGTACGCTGGGTGTGTTCCTTGGCTGCGAATACTCGCAGGCAAGCGGCCCCCTGTACGGTAAGCTCCGTGCCCAGAAGTGGACCGGTGGCACCGTCGCTTCGGACGCCGTGGCTTATGTTTGCGATGACCCGGACGCCATCTTCAAGGCGGCCATGATCGCTTATAACGCCTCGACCGGCCCGGTCATGGGTGCGGCCCCCGCCGTTGCCCTGGGCACCAACCTGACCTCGATGGCTACCGCCACGGCGAACACTGGCACGACCAGCGCCAACTCGGTGGGCAATTCGAGCGTCGGTCTGATGCTGGCTTCGGGCAACGTCCGTCGCACCACTACGTCTCCGTTCCGCATCGTCCAGATGGTGCCGGATACCCGCATCGTGACCCAATCGGTTGCCACGACCACCAGCGCCAGCACGGCTGTCACGCTGTCTGCGGCTAACCCCGATATCAAGACCGGCATGCTGGTCACTGGTACGGGCATCGCTGCGGGTACGTACGTCGCCGCTGTCAGCGGTACCTCGGTCACCCTGTCGGCTAACGCCACGGCCAGCGGTAGCGCCACCCTCACGTTCGATGGCTACCAAGAAGTCTTGGTGAAGTGGAACTTTGGTTACCACGCCTATCAGGTCGCGGTCGCCATCTAAGGAGCATAGATCATGGCAATTTCTCGTGCCCAACTACTCAAGGAACTGCTCCCTGGTCTGAACGCCCTGTTCGGTCTGGAGTACAAGCGCTACGGCGAGCAGCATAAGGAAATCTACGAGCAAGAATCTTCGGAGCGTAGCTTCGAAGAGGAAACCAAGCTCTCTGGTTTCAGCGCCGCCCCGGTGAAGAACGAAGGCCAAGCCATCGCGTACGACAATGCGCAGGAAGCCTGGACCGCTCGTTACAACCATGAAACCATCGCTATGGGTTTCTCCATCACCGAAGAGGCGATGGAAGACAACCTGTATGACAGCCTTTCGGCTCGTTATACCAAGGCGCTGGCCCGTGCGATGGCCTACACCAAGCAGATCAAGGCCGCTGCCGTTCTGAACAACGGCTTCAACGCCGCTGTGACGTACGGTGATGGTCAGCCGCTGTTCTCCACCGCGCACCCGCTGGTTTCTGGCGGCACCAACAGTAACCGGCCCGCCACCAATGCCGACCTGAACGAAACGTCGCTCGAAGCGGCTGTCATTCAGATCGCGGCTTGGACGGACGAGCGTGGTCTGCTGATCGCAGCCCGCCCGCTGAAGCTGATTGTGCCCCCGGGGCTCCAGTTCGTTGCTACCCGTCTGCTCCAAACGTCGCTGCGTGTCGGTACCACCGATAACGACATCAACGCTCTCAAGAACAACGGTAGCATCCCGGAAGGCTACACGATCAACAACTTCTTGACCGACACGAATGCTTGGTTCCTTAAGACCGACGTTCCCAACGGCCTGAAGCATTTTGTTCGTACGCCGATGAGCACCTCTATGGATGGTGACTTCGACACCGGCAACATGCGCTACAAGGCGCGTGAGAGGTATTCGTTCGGGGTCTCTGATCCTCTGGGCATGTTTGCCTCCCCTGGGGCGTAAACATTAGTGTTCTGTGGTTCATAATCGCAGGCAGGAAGGGGGGCTTTGGCCCCCCTTTTCTTTTCAAAAACCTAATTTTTTCTGTTGCCAAGCCGTTTTTTCTGTGCTAGGCTCTGATCGTCCTAGATTATTTGTATGCTTACCGACCGGCTAGGCGGACGTCCCTCAAAGACGGTAAGCACTAACTGAGGGTATTACCGTGGGATTTTCTACGTTCTCCGGGCCTATTCGCTCGGGCACCGTGCGCGAAGGCGCTGGCCGCAATACCGGCCTCGTTGTCCTGGGTCAGTCGTACGACTCTGGCGATATCACTGGCGCTACCACTGGTAACTACGACGTTGCCGCGTTTGTGATCCCCCGTGGGGCGCAGATCGTTGATATCGTGGTCGATCAGGTTGTCGCGGCCACTGCTGGCACCACGACCATCTCTGTGGGCACCACCTCTGGCGGCGCGGAACTGATGGCTGCGGTGGCTACCACCGCTGGCGGTCGCTTCCGGGGCACGGCCACGGCTGCTACGCAGCTTGCTTGGCAGACCAGCACCACGGCAGACACCACGGTCTACATCCGCGATGTCGTTGGTACCGCCACGTTGACTGCTGGCCGGTTCATCGTCACGGTGCAATACATCCAGCGTGCGGACAGCGGCGCTCAGAATCCTGTTAGCGCTTAATAGGGGGTCATATGCGCCCGGTTACCTATACCGTGGCGGGGACGGCACCGTCGCCGGTCTGTCCCCTTGACCACTACGTCTCTCCGTCCAACGTAGCGTTGGGGGTTCAGGTTAGCGGTACCGTCGATTACACCGTGCAGTATACGTTTGATGACGTATTTGCTGCGGGGTATGACCCGGCTGCTGGTAACTGGACGAACCATCCGACCCTGAGCGGCAAGTCCGCGAGCTTGGATTCAAACATCGCCTACCCCGTACGCGGGGTGCGTATCCTTCTGAATTCCGGCACGGGCACGGCTACGCTGACCATTATCCAGGCTGGCGGGGGTGGCTTAGCATGAGCATCGCTACCGACATCACGGGCAATGCGGTTGGTGGTACCAACCAGCTTATGGAGATGCTCACCCTCATCTCCGACACCAAGCAGTTTGAGGCCAAGCTCAAGGCGTTGCAGGACGCCACCGAGACCCACCGCAAGCACATTGCTCTTGTCGGCCCCGCCGATGAGATTGTGCGCCTGCGGGATGACGCTGCGAAAACCAAGAAAACTGCTGACGAGTATGCGCAGAAGCGGAAGAAAGAGGCTGATGAAGTCCTCGCTGACGCCAAGGCCGAGGCTGCGCGTCTCGTAGCAGAAGCCCAAGCTTCCGCCGACAGGCTCGCTGAAGAGGCGAAGAAGACCAAGCTGGAAGTGGGCAAGGAGTTGGCCGAGGCCAAGGCCACCACTGCGGGTATCAAAGACCTCAACAAGCAAACGGCGGCTAGGCTCAAGGAGCTTGAGGCCGAGAAGGATGCGCTTGTCCGGGTCAAAAAGGCCGCAGAAGACGAGAGAGCAGCGTTTCAATCCCTCAAAGACACCCTCATTGCGAAGCACAAAGCGTTCATTGAGGGACTGTAATGTCTGTCGCGCCGAACGCTGGCATTGTAGACTTCAGTACCTTCCTAAGCCCCGTGGGTGGGCAGGATGGTATTCAGGGTCAAGTGCCAGCCCCTCTGGCGGCTGAAGCAGGGTATATTCTCTCCACATCGGGCTGGATTTCTACTTCTGGCCTCGTAGGCGTCTCGTCTTTCAGCGCCGGCACGACTGGCCTGACCCCCAACACCGCCACCACGGGTGCGGTGACTCTCGCGGGCATTCTGAACCCCGCATCCGGTGGCACCGGAGTCAACAACGGCACCAGCACGGTCACCCTTGGTGGGTCGCTGACGACCTCTGGCGCGTTCCCGCTGACGCTGACGACCACGGCGTCTACAAGTGTCACGCTGCCCACCACGGGTACGCTGGCGACGTTGGCCGGGGGTGAGACGCTGACCAACAAGACGATCAGCGGCGCCAACAACACGCTGACGAACATCGGGAATGCGTCTTTGACGAACTCGTCGGTGACGTACAACGGCGTGACGGTGGCGCTCGGGGCATCCGGGACGATCACGGCGGCGACACCGAATGCCGCGACATTTAACAACAGCGGAACGGGCGCGGCGTCCGGCACGACATTTGATGGTTCTGCCGCCAGGACGATCAGCTACAACACGTTGGGTGCCTCACCGCTGGCCGGCAGCACCAGCCTGACAACGCTCGGGACGGTCACGACAGGCACCTGGAACGGCAGCGTCATCAACCCGACCTATGGCGGCACGGGGGTCAACAACGGCTCTCGCACGCTGACGGTCAACACCAACAGCGGCACCCTAGCGTTCACGAATGCCAGTACGACGCTGACGATTGCCAACACGGGCAGCATCAGCGGAACCAACACTGGTGACGTTACGCTTGCCACCAATAGCGGGCTAGGGTTCACCGCAGGTCAGACCGGACTTGCGCTTGGCACCCCGACCACGATCACGGGTGCGACCACCAACTCGGTCACCACCAATACTCACACCCATGCGATCACGGGGTTTGAACCCACGCTGACCAAGGGGAATCTGACCGAAACGACCAGCAGCGTCCTGACCATTACTGGTGGGACAGGTGCGGTCATCGGGACGGGTACGACCATCCAGGTCAAGCTAGCTAGCGGAAGCCAGTCTGGGTATCTCAGTAGCACCGACTGGACTACGTTCAACAACAAGCAGAACGCGCTGACCTTTCCGTTGTCTCCGTCATTGGGTGGCACCGGAGTCAACAACAGCACGCGAACGCTGACGGTCAACACCAACAGCGGCACCCTGGCGTTCACGAACGCGAGCACCACGCTCACAATTGCCAACACCGCAAGCGTCAGCGGCACGAACACCGGCGACATCACGGTCACCGATAGCTCCACCGTTGATTTCACGCTGACGGGGCAATCGTTGACGGGTTCCGTGATTCAGAGCGGGATTACGCACAACAACCTGAGCGGGCTCACGACTGGCGACCCCCACACGCAATACGCGTTGTTGGCGGGCAGGTCAGGCGGACAGGTGTTGTACGGCGGCACCGCCGCGTCAAACAGCCTCACGCTCGGAAGCACCAGTAACGCCACGAAGGGAAGCATTCTATTTGGCACTTCCGCCTACAGCGAGGTAAACAACCGGCTTGGGCTTCAAACCACATCGCCATCCTTTGATTTGTCGTTCGGGAACGCTGCCAACCGCATCATCTCAATTGAAACCAGCGCGGCGTCTACCGCTGGCAGGAATCTGAAACTCGAAGCCGGAAACAGCGGCGCGGGAACAAACCTCGCGGGCGGGACGCTCGAGATCGAGGCGGGCCTCGGCACCGGCACAGGCACCAGCGACATCGTGTTCTTGACTGGTGGGGCGCAGGCATCGGGCACGACGACGCATAGCGGCCCGACTGAGCGTATGCGGATCAATAATCAGGGCGATGTTGGTATCGGGACGACCAGTCCGTTGGGACGTTTTGACGTTTTGGACTCGGGCGATGTAATAGCGAGAGTCAGAAGTTCCACGGCCAATGCCCCAAGAACGCTATATCAAAATTTAACAACAGGCACCGGCAATTCAGATGGTCTGTTTGTTGGAATTGGGGCAGGCACAGAAGGTTATGTTTGGAATTATGAAAACCAAAATTTGGTTTTCGGAACCGCCAATGCAGAAAGAGTAAGAATTACGAACGTCGGGCGGGTCGGTATCGGTACGAACAGCCCAGGCCACCCATTGGATGTGGTCGGAACAACGGA